AGACCTCATTGAATACAAAGCCGAAGATGGCTCTGAGTTCTTTGATGAAACAGAGGAGTTTTAATATGATTGTTAGTATTAAAAATGATGATGGTGTTACATCTTATGATGTGACTAAGATTGAAGACGAGAATGTTAGGGCAAATGCTAATGTAATAATTAGTAAGGTGTCACAGTTAGAAGTCTTGCTTGAGGCACTAAGCTTTACTAGTGCTACGCATAGAGGTAATCTTGAAAGCTTGCTGAAAGAAAACCCTGATGCTATGGTTGAGACAGAAGAAGGAGAGGTAGAAGATACTGAAACTGATTCTGAATAACTTTAACAGGCTGGGTGTAAAAGCCTAGCCTTTTTCTACTGGAGATAGAATGATACAAGAACGAACCCAATTCATTAAACACAAATTACCCTGTCCTAAATGTTCAAGCAGTGATGCAGTCTCTCTCAATGAGAATGGTTCTGCTAAATGCTTTAGTTGTGATACTTTCTTTACAGACTACGACAACGAATCAACAGGCAAGGTGATTGAGATGACAACAAAACCCAAGTCCGATAACACATTCCTTACATCCTATACTGGTGCTTATGGTTCACTAACCGACAGAGGTATCTCTGAAAAGACAGCAACCAAGTATGGTGTTAAGATTGTCAAGGACAGAAACAACAACGTAGTACAACACATCTATCCATTCTTTAATGGTAACGAGGTTGTTGGTACTAAGACACGATATGTAGAGAACAAAAACTTTGCTTGCAATGGAACATTTGAAGGCACTGGTTTGTTCGGAGAACAACTACATGGTAATACAGGTGGTAAGTATCTAACTATTACTGAAGGTGAGTGTGATGCTATGGCAGTGGATGAACTGTTCCAAGGTAAGTGGGCAGTGGTATCCGTCAAGCGTGGTGCATCATCAGCAGTAAAAGATATACGTGAAAGCATAGAGTTTGTTGAATCCTTTGACAATGTAGTACTATGCTTTGACAATGACAAGGCAGGTAAGGAAGCGGCAAAAGCTGTAGCTAAAATACTAAAGCCTAACAAAACTAGAATCATGTCGTTCCCTAACGGATTCAAAGATGCTAATGAGATGCTCAAGCAGAAGAAGTTCACAGAGTTTACTCAAGCATGGTGGAACGCCAAGACATATACACCTTCAGGTATCATGGAGCTATCATCTCAAAGAGGTGATTGGTTACATCGAGAAGAGAAGGAGAGCATTGCATACCCTTGGGAAGGACTTAACAAGAAACTATATGGTATGCGTAAAGGAGAACTGGTCACACTTACAGGTGGCACAGGTCTTGGTAAGTCTAGTGTTACCAGAGAGTTGGAACATTGGCTTATCAAAAACACAGATGACAACGTAGGTATCGTAGCCCTTGAAGAGAACTGGTTGCGTACTGCTGATGGTATTTTATCCATCGAGGCTAACGATAGAATCTATCTGACAGAGAAGCGTAGAAACTATTCAGACGATGACCTTCTAGGTTTGTTTGATAAAGCTATTCCTTCTGGCAGAGTATTCATTCACTCACATCTAGGAGCTACTGACATTGATGATATCTTTGCCAAGCTCAGATATATTATTGTAGGTTGTGAATGTAAATGGGTAATCGTTGACCACTTACATATGTTAGTCAATGTGTTACATGAAGGTGATGAGAGGCGTGGTATTGACATGCTTATGAATCGCTTGAGGTCTCTGGTAGAAGAGACAGGTGTTGGTATGATATTAGTATCACACTTACGAAGAGCCGCAGGAGATAAGGGACATGAGCAGGGTATCGAAGTATCCCTATCTCATCTCAAAGGTTCACAGGGTATTGCACAGTTATCAGATTGTGTGATTGCACTAGAGAGAAATCAACAGGCAAGTAACCCTGAAGAAGCTAACCTTACTAAGGTTCGTGTACTAAAATCTAGGTACACTGGAGACACAGGATTGGCTTGTGGTCTCCGATATAATTCAGATACTGGTAGATTGTTTGAAGTATCTGAGGAGGAAACATTCGACAATGAACAGTTCTAAAATAATATTCGACATTGAAGCTGATGGTTTAGACCCGACTGTAATACACTGTATTGTAGCTAAAGAGTTGGGTGGAGCAGTACACACTTTTGACAACATGCAAATCGAAGAAGGTATTAAATTCTTAGAGAATGCAGAAGTTCTTATAGGTCATAACATTATAGGTTATGATATACCAGTAATACAAAAACTACAGGGTGCTAAAGTAACACACAAGTTAGAAGATACATTAGTTATGTCAAGATTATTTAACCCTGTTCGTGAGAATGGACATAGCTTAAAGACTTGGGGGTGGCGTGTTGGTATGGCTAAACAAGACCAACCCGAAACCTTTGATGAGTATACACCTGCTATGTTAGACTACTGTGTTCAAGATGTAAAACTAAATGAGGTTGTATACAATTACTTACTCAAAGAAGGTAAGATGTTTAGTGAAGACTCAATCAATCTTGAGCACAGAGTTGCTAAGATAATGCGACAGCAAGAAAAGAATGGTTTCTTCTTTGATACTAAGAAAGCTATGGAGTTGCTTGCTGAATTAAAAGACAAGCAGTTACGGGTTGAAGAAGAAGTTCACAACACATTCAAACCTAAGATGATAGATGACAAGCTAGTAACACCTTACATTAGAAAAGATGGTGAGTTATCTAAACGTGGACTAACAGATGATGAGTACAACAACTGTATCAAGACACAGAATGTTAAACCTTTTATGAGACAGAAGTTAGTTGAGTTTAACTTAGGTAGTCGTAAACAAATAGGTGAGTACCTCATTGACTTTGGGTGGAAGCCTGAAAGATTTACTCCAACAGGTCAGCCCATTGTTGATGAGGGAACTCTCAAAAAGATTGAACACATACATGAAGCTAAATTAATTGCAGACTTTTTACTTTATCAAAAGCGTATAGCACAAGTTACATCTTGGATAGATGAACTCAAGGGTGATAGAGTACATGGGTATGTAAATCCTAATGGTACAATCACATCTAGAATGACTCATCGTAGTCCTAACATGGCACAGATTCCAAACTCTAGTAGTCCTTATGGACAAGAGTGTCGTTCTTGTTGGACAGTACCTGAAGGTTACAAGCTTGTAGGTATTGATGCTAGTGGATTAGAACTAAGAATGTTAGCACACTATATGAATGACCAAGATTATATTGATGAGGTTACACATGGAGATATACATACTAGGAATCAAGAGTTAGCAGGACTTAAAACTCGTAACGAAAGTAAGACATTCATCTATGCATATTTGTATGGGGCAGGTGATGCTAAGATAGGTTCTATATCTGGTGGTGGTGCAAAGCAAGGTAAGAAACTCAAGGCTACGTTTCTTAAAAACTTACCATCACTTAAGATACTAAAGGACAGAGTACAGAAAGCATCTGAACGTGGGTTTTTGAAGGGACTTGACGGTAGAAAGATATATGTACGTAGTCAACATGCCGCACTAAATACTTTATTACAAGGTGGTGGTGCAATAGTTATGAAGAAAGCCATGACAATCCTACAAGAAAAGATGAGCCTCAATGCTCTTGATGCTAGGTTTGTAGCCAACATACATGATGAGTGGCAGATAGAAGTAAAAGAATCACAAGCCGAATGTGTTGGTGTGATGGGTGTTGAATCAATAGAAGAAGCAAGTAAATATTATAATATGCGTTGTCCTTTAACAGGAGAATACAATATAGGAGAGAACTGGTATGAAACCCACTAAAGAAAACAGGAAGAAGTTTGATATAGATTTGGCTTATGGCACAGTCAGAGAAGAAAAGATAGCAGAGATGCTGACTGATAAAAAGATAGAAGTAAAGTCTGAGAAAGACATGTGGCAAAAGACAGGTAACATTTGTATTGAATATGAATCTTGGGGTAAGCCATCAGGTATCAAGGCTACCGAAGCGGATTACTGGTTCCATAATTTATGTGTAGGTGACAACGAGTTTTGTACCTTGGTGTTTAAAACAGATGTGCTTAGAACTATTGTAGATAAGCTTGATACGTTTAAGACTGTAGCAGGTGGAGACCACAAGGCTAGTAAAATGTTCCTTGTTAATCTACAAAAATTATTCTCATCGGATGTTATAAAAGCATTCAAGGATTCAGAAAATGATAAAGAAAAATAAACAAACTATTGACAAATCTACATTAGACAATTATAATAAATTCACGGCTGAGTCAGGTCATTGGTATGCACAAGATGGTGCACCCATGTATACCATCATCGGTGCTAACGGTAAGGAAAGAAACACTACACTTAGAGATGCTAAGAAACTAAACTTAGTTCCTTCTGTTACTACCATCATTGGTATGATAGCTAAACCTTCCCTTGAAAACTGGAAGATTAATCAGGCTTTAAACTCAGCACTTACTTTAGAACGTAACGAAGATGAATCGTTTGATTCTTTTGTCTATCGTTGTAAAGAAGACTCAAAGAAGATTGGAAAGCAAGCCGCCGAAAGGGGTACACAAATCCATGACTTGATTGAGAATGGTTTCTTAGGTACGTTCACCAGTGAACCTTATGAAGTTATCAAGAAATATCTTGATGAACATTTTCCTAATGAAGAGTGGATAGCTGAAGATTCTTTTTGTGCTGACATAGGGTATGGTGGTAAGATAGATTTATATTCTAAGTCTGGTATCTTTGTTGACTTTAAAACTAAAGATAACTTAGAAGGTAAAGACCCTGCTAAATTAGTATACGATGAACACGGTATGCAGTTGTCTGCTTATGCACAAGGATGTAACTACGATAATCCTCAGAGAGTTTCTATCTTTGTAGATAGGAAAGACACAAGTTTAATTGCGTGTCACAAGTGGGATGATGAGACACATGACAGACATCTCAACATGTTTAACTCTATACTACAGTACTGGAAGCTAGTTAAGAACTACGACTCCTCTCTTACTGATGCCTAGAAGAGTACCGAGAAAACCTCGACCAAAAAAAGTCAATGTCCCAAAAGGATATGATAGTATCTGGGAAGCTACACTTCACGACACCATATTAAAAAAGTGGAAGCATCATTGGGATACAGTTGACTATATAATTAAACATAAATATGAGCCTGACTTTGTTAAGAAAATAAAAGGCAAGACAATTTTATTAGAAGCAAAGGGTAGGTTCTGGGATTTTGCAGAGTACAGTAAGTACATCCATGTAAGGGAGGCTTTACCAAAGGGTTACGAATTAGTATTCTTATTCCAAAAACCTTTTGCTCCAATGCCAGCCGCAAAGAAAAGAAAGGATGGAACTAAACGTACTCATGCTGAGTGGGCTGAGACTAATAACTTTAGATGGTACAACGAAGAAAGTTTACCTCACGAATGGAAAAATAATGAACTATAAATTTGATGAAGATAAAATAATAAAAGATATAATACTCTATGTAAATCAAACATACGACCAACACTATGCCAACGGCAAGTATCAAGCTACTGATATGATACTAGATGCAGGACACGGAGAAGGTTTTTGTATGGGTAACATCATGAAGTATGCAATGCGATACGGAAAAAAGAATGGTAAATCTAAAATGGACTTGCTTAAAATTATTCACTATGCTATAATAGCTTTATATGTACAAACAAACAATACTGATAAGGAATCAAATAATGGTTGAAGATAAAATTGGAAAGAAACCTTATCTTGGAATTGAGATAGACTATGACAAAGAAAAAACATTTGATAAGTTTAGTCTTGACACTTTAAAAGATAGATATTTTTGGGAGAAAGAAACACATGCACAAGAAGCATTCGCAAGAGCCTCCGTCTACGGAGCAACATACAAAGGGGAAACGGATTTTGAATTGGCTCAAAGACTTTATAGCTACTCTTCCTCTCGTTGGTTCATGTTCAGTACTCCTATACTTAGCAACGGGGGTACAAGCCGTGGGCTTCCTATCAGTTGTTTTCTCAATTATGTTCCTGACAGCAGGGGTGGTTTATCTGCTCACTATGATGAGAACGTATGGCTCGCAAGTAGTGGTGGAGGCATCGGTGGATATTGGGGCGATATTAGGAGCAACGGTATTTCAACTTCTCATGGCTCTCGTTCTACTGGAAGCATTCCTTTCCTCCACGTTGTAGACTCACAGATGTTAGCCTTTAATCAAGGCACTACAAGACGAGGAAGTTATGCCGCATACATGGACATCAGTCATCCAGAGATTGAAGAGTTCATTAACATGCGTAAGGAATCAGGTGGTGATATCAATAGGAAGAATCTTAATCTTCACAATGGTATTAATATTACTAATGCTTTCTTACATGCTGTTGAACATGATGAAGACTGGAGATTGATTGACCCTAAATCTAATGAGGCTGTTAAGATAATTAACGCTAGAGATTTATGGTGGCAGATTATACATGCAAGAGCAGAGACAGGTGAGCCTTACATGATAAACATTGATACCTGTAATCAACACCTACCTAAAACACAAAAAGATTTAGGATTAAAAATACAACAGAGTAACCTTTGTTCTGAGATTACTTTACCCACCAACGAAGAACGAACAGCCGTGTGTTGTTTGTCATCTGTAAACCTTGAGCATTTTGATTCTTGGTCTAAGGATGATAACTTCATACAAGATTTAGTAACCATGCTTGATAATATATTACAACATTATATTGACAATGCAGTAGACACAGAACAACTAGGAGAATACAGTGCAAACTTTAAAAGATTTCAGAAGTATATTAAGAAAGGAAAGGAAGGATTTACTAAGTCTGCGTATTCCGCATATAGAGAACGTAGCATTGGACTGGGTGCAATGGGGTTCCATGCATATCTCCAATCTAGGAGCATTCCTTTCGAGGGTATCTTTGCAACTGGGTTTAACCATAAAGCGTTTACCTATATCAAAGCTCAAGCTACACAAGCTACTAAACAACTTGCTGAAGATAGGGGAGAAGCTCCTGACGTACACGGTACAGGCAAGCGGAATACTAACCTATTGGCTATTGCTCCTAACGCTAGTAGTGGGATTATATGTAGTGGTACTTCCCCTTCTATTGAGCCTTTCAGGGCTAACTGTTATACTCATAAAACTTTGTCAGGTAGTTACCAAGTTAAAAACAAATACCTTGAAAAAGTTTTTAAATCTAAAGGACTTAAAACCACAGAGCTAGACAAGATATGGAAAGACATATCAGCTAACGAAGGCTCAGTACAACACTTAGATATTCTTAATGATAACGAAAAAGAAATATTTAAAACTGCGAATGAGATAAATCAAATCTGGATTGTTGAACATGCATATCAAAGACAGCAATTTATTTGTCAAGCACAGTCAGTTAATTTATTCTTTACTTTACCTAAGAGTACAGAGCCACAAGAAATACACAACACATACATGCAGTATGTCAATGATGTACACTGGTATGGTATGAACAAACTAAAATCGCTGTATTACTTTAGAACAAATGCGGCACGAAACGTAGAGAACGTAAACACTAAAATACCACGGATTCGTTTAGATGATGTGGAATGTATAGCCTGTGAAGGTTAAGGAAAAACTATGAGCTTATTAAAAACTAGAGACTATTACAAACCGTTTGAATACCCTTGGATGTATGAGTATTACAAACTACAAAATCAAATGCACTGGATGCCAGAATCAGTGCCTTTACATACAGATGTTAAAGACTGGCAGGATGTAACACCAGAAGAAAAACATTTACTAACACAGATATTTAGATTGTTTACTCAATCAGATGTGGACGTAGCATCAGGATATATTGATAAGTACATGCCTATCTTTAAGAAACCTGAAGCTAGGATGATGATGTCATCGTTTGCTAACATGGAATCTATACATCAAGATGCGTACAGTTTGTTACTTGATACAGTTGGTATGCCTGAGATAGAATACAAAGCTTTCTCAGAGTATGAAGAGATGGCAGACAAGCATGATTACGTGAGTACATTTAAACCTCTTAAGTCTGATAAGAGAACCATTGCTAAAACACTAGCAGTATACTCAGCGTTTACAGAAGGACTACAATTATTTAGTAGCTTTGCTATCTTGTTAAACTTCCCACGCTTTGGTAAGATGAAAGGTATGGGACAGATTGTTACTTACTCTATCCGTGATGAGTCTATGCACGTTGAAGCTATGACTAAATTATTCCGTGAGTTTATTCAAGAGAACATTGAGATATGGACTGATGATTTCAAGGGAGAGTTATATCAAATATGTAGAGAGATGGTAGAGCTTGAAGATAAATTCTTAGACTTAGTGTTTGAGATGGGTGACTTACAAGGACTAACTAAACAAGACATGTATGCTTATAACAGATACATAGCTGACAGACGTTTGCTACAGTTAGGTTTAAAAACTAACTACGACCAAAGAGAAAACCCACTAGGTTGGATTGATGAAGTCATGGGTGTAGAACACCAGAACTTCTTTGAAGGTAGAGCAACTACTTATATGAAAGCAGGACTACGAGGAAGACAGGACTCTGTAACTTTTACAGGGATTGAGTAATGAAAAAGAAAAGAGATGAAGCTGAGTTACTTGGTTATAAACTTCTATATAATAGAACAGGTAACTTAGTTACTGAAAGATTAACAACTGATATAACTCAACTTAAAAAATATTTTAGCACTGAAGAGTACTCTACATTACATACCATAATTAGAGAAGCTACTAAAAAATTAGATGAAGTTCATAGCTACATCGAGTCTAATTTAAATGCTAGAAAGATGGATGATTAGATTGTATATATAATAATAGGTTCTGATTTACCCTTGACATAGATTGGGTCTAACAATTTAGCTTGGGTAGTCGAACCTACTATTGTACCCACACCAATCACTATATCTTTACCCACTTCTTTAGTAGAGCTTTCAAGTCTTGCCGCTAAATTAACTGCATCACCTATAGCTGAGTAATCAAAACGTGTATCGCTTCCCATATTACCTACAACTGCATACCCTGTATTTATTCCGATACCTATCTCTATTCCTAAATTGGCTTCTTCCATATCTTGGTGTATTTCTAACGCTGTTTGGATGGCTTTGTTCTCATGTTCATCTAAGTCTACTGGAGCATTAAAGATTGCCATCATTGCATCACCAATATATTTATCTACCATACCACCGTTTCTTTTAACAGCATTAGCTTGAATTGTCAAGGCTTTATTCATAATTTCTGTGACTTCTTCAGGCTCTAATCGTTCTGATAGACTTGTAAAACCTCTGACATCTGTAAATAAAAACGTACATTTTCTTCTATCTCCTCCTAACTTTAAAAGCTCTGGGTTATCTTGCAGTTGTTTAACTTGTCGAGGGTCAAGATAATGTTCAAATTGTTTTTTAATTTGTTGTCGTAATTTAAATTGTGTTCTAAAGTTTAGATAGAATTGTTGGGTAGCAATAAGTGTCATACTTATCATGCCCCATGTAAAATCTATGAGTAAATTGTTAGTAACAAAGTAGTTTTCAAAATAGCCCATTAGAGGCAACATAACTAAGAATGATACTACCCCCTTAGTGATACCTAGATAATTGATTACAAGGGCTGTGAGTAAGCCTGAGAGGATTAATATGAGTAGTTCTGCAAGTAATCTATACTCTGGAATTTGAGGACTGTCAAGCAACATACTTTCTGATAAAGCCGCTTGTATTTTATGAGGTTCTAATAACCCAACAGGTGTTGCAACTTGAGGTGATATTCCTTTGGCAGTAAATCCTACAAAAACAAATGTGCTTTCTACATTCATTTCTTTTAGTGTAGTCTGTGTTGTGTCAACCCAACTAATCCATTTACGTCCAAGGCTATCTGTATCTACTGGTGGTATGCCTCTTACCCTAACCATGTCAATACCATTTTGATTGGTTACAATTTGATAAGTATTACCACCACCTAATATCTTTAAAACTTCTGTGCCGAATGAAGCTACCCATCCTGTAGGTGTTTGTTGTAGTAGTGGTATTTGTCTTACAAGATTATCGACATCTACTGGTGCAGAAATAGCACCTTGACTTGCAGATTGTTTTAGGATATCAACATTAGATAAGAAACCAGAAGCTTGTGGTAAAGTTATGTCTGGTCCTTTAATAACCGTACCATGAGTAGCAGGATATAAACCGTTGTCTACTTCTGGCATAGCTATAACACTAGCAGACTTGGAAAGCTCTAAAGCAAACGCATCATCTCCACCCATTCTATCTGCATGTGGGAATAACATAACCCACCCAACACCATAAGCTCCTGCATCCATGATGTCTTTATGAATCTTAGCTAAGTCTTGGCGAGGTAGAGGGTATCCACCCATATCATCAAGGTCTTGTTCTGAAATATTTAAAACAGTAAAATGCCCTGTAGAATTTGGTGTTTCTACTAGGGCATCAAAGGTTTTAAGTCTTAAAGTTTCTAAGGCTTGTGAATTGAATAGTAAAGGTAGGGTCAGTATACCTATTAAAGTAAGTGCCCACTTCATGTTATACATATATATCTATTATCTTACCAATTTTTGATAAAGGAAAACCATATTTTGTTTTTATGAAATTTTTGTACACCATTTAATCTCCTTGGTTTATGGTAATACTAGAATCTCCTCCTCCATTAATAACAAGCTGAGTGCCTTTACCATTCTGTACTAGTAGAATTGTATAGCCACCATCTCTATCTACATCTAAACGTACTGTATCTTCTAAGACTTTATAAAAGCTTAGTACATTGTCAGTTAAGAAAGTATTTATTTGCGTGTTGGAATCAAAGCCCATTTGAGTTCCCTTTAGATTTATGTCGGTTCGTAATAAAGATTCTGTTTGGTCTAGTTCGTTTACATCTTCTATAATATCTAACAAGTCTTCAAGAAAGTTTACATCAAGATAGTTTATATCTAACTCAGTAAACTCTAAATCACTATCCGTAAGATAGTCTATGTCTAAATCATCAAACTCAAGGAAGTCAACATCAAGAACATTAGTACTAATATTTCCATCTTGTCCCTCATCTTGTGCCACTTCTCTTGGTGCATTTACAATTAACATGTTATCAATTAACTCAAGTGTTAAGTCAAGGATAACAGGCTTGCTTGGTTTAGTTTCAAACATAGAAACTGTAGTAGCTTGGTAAGGTTTGTTAAGAACTACCTGTCCCATAGCTGTTGCAACAACAATCTCTCCACTTGGAAGACCGTCATTGTCTGGTAATAATATTACTAAACTCCTACCTAATTCATCTACAGTTACAGTAAAGTCTGTACCACGAATAGCTATCGTAGCACTTGGAGTTTTTATAAATATATTTTCTTTGTCTATAGTTGCTAGTTTTCCTGTGATAAATCTTGCAGTACCACTAGCAAACTCTAGAGCCATTTTAGATTTGGATGGGTCAGGGTCATATATAAACTCATCTATGATAAGTTCAGAGTGTTCAGTTAGTCTAACTTGACTGTCATCTAAAAAAGTAATACCCATTCTTCCATTAGAAGTTTGGACATTATCATAACTATTTATATCTAAAGATAAAGAAGCTTTATAATCTTTATCTCTTACTACCCGACCCGACCCTTGTAACTCTGTGATGTTGCCTACGTTAGCAACCGACTGAACTGCCGCCATCATTCTGGATGACACAAACAGTACCACCAGAGCCAGTGCTAAGTATTTTAAGCCAGTCATTATCATTTGTACTCATTTGATTGATAGAAAAATTTCTGTTACTTCCTGTTTGGTCAAGATAGAAGTAACCCCCTGCATAACCTTGACCATCAAAGTTTACAGTGTTTGAATCTCCATCAATATCCATGTAGTTTGTTGCACCATCATAATCTATATCAGCATTAATGATGTTACTATCACCATTAATAATCCAATCTAAATCAGTATTACTTGACATAGAAGCTGTTGCTAAGTCTAGTGTAAATGTATTACTACTTCCTGTAGTTTGAACATTAACATTAGAACCGTCTGCTCCGTATGTGTTAGCAGGGTCTACTTGGATTGTAAAAGCATTACTGCTTCCATCAAAATTAAAGTAGCCTGTAAAGTTATCAGCCCATATATCTCCTAAGAAGGAGTTAGTTGAACCTATTTGATTTACATCTAGTGTCATAGTTGAGCCATCTAAATCTAGAGGGGTCATTGAACCTGCGGAAGATAGTAATCCTCCTATCAAGTTAGCTGAACCCAACTGTTCTAAATCTAAATTAGCTGTAGCACCACTTTGCTCTACATAAATCTCGTTGTCTGCCGCATAAGTTAATGTTGACAATATACTTAACGCAGTTATTATTATTATTTTATTCATATTCCCAATAGCCTCTATCTATTCCTATATGTATTATGTTTAAAACCCCCGACTCTATTGCCTTTTGCAAAGCTATAGAGATACTCTCATTCTCAGCCACACCACCTTCTATCTCTACTAGCTCAGTGCCAGTTTCAATAAAACGAAATATGTCTTGAGAAATACTTGTGGATAAAATACTTTTAGATACTAAAGTTTCTGTCAGTACTTCACCAGTTGATACGGATACTAGTCTTAATGATATGGTTACAGTATCTTCCCTATAGGATTTACTATTACCAATACCAAGATACCTTGCTCCGATACCACCAGATTGCAGATTAGCCTCGTAGCTAATCACGCCCCCTTGAACTAAAAGCCCTGCGAATAACAAAGGCTTTAGTTTACTATCTTCTTCAAACTCTTTACGAGTGCTTCTGATAAGTTGTCTTTCTTTTGTTAGGTCATCTAAACCTACACGTTCTACTACTCTGAAAAATTGACCGTTAGCCGTATGCTTAAAAGCCCTGATAAGAAATGCTTCAGGGGCTTGGGTGACTGCTGTACTAAACAAAGCAAACGTGCTGTTGCTTCTTCGTTGCCCTGTTAAGTCTTTAAAACTATTAGGGTATACAGCTATGGTAGGTTTGTTTTTAGCCGCAGGTAAATTTTTTAATTCTTCTGATTGTAAATCTAGTGTTGATGTCGGTTGTATTTTTTTAGTTAAAAATAAATCGTCATTAGCCTCAAAGACTGCACAACTAGAAAGTAAAAGTACCGATAGGCAAAGTAATAATCGTAGTTTCTCCATTCGCATCCACAATAGTAAGTGTTATATATACACCATCACTGCTATAAGTAATAGTGTTACCCTCTAATTCTATAGTTCCCTCTGAGCTAGGGTTTTCTCCAAATAAATTTTCAACTAACTGCCGTGATAGTTGTGCATAAATTCTAGACTCTAAGTTTCTGATGAACCGAGCTAGTGTTGTATTTTCTTTATCTCTTTCTATCTGGTCTTGTAAAGCTTTAAGCTCTGCTTTTAGGCTAAGTTTTCTTGAATGTTCTTGATTTTCAATCGTAAGATAATGTGAGCTTGTGTTGTTACCATTAAAGCTAGGGCTTTTAAATTTAAATACTACTTCATCTGCTAATGTATATCCTGACCATAATACTACAAACATACACCAAAAAAATATACAGAACCAACAGTTACGTTCTGTCTTACTGCTTCTAAATGTTGGTTTTAATTTCATTCTATCCATCCTATTAAAATATTAGTCATAATCAAGCAAGCACAAGCAAGATTAATTAAAAGAATAATAGTACGTATAATTGTAATTTGATTTTCTACAGGTGCTGTATCTTCATCACTAAATGAGCCTAACGCATACTTCCATACTGTCCATAATTTTAACATTGTTAATCTTTTCGCCTATCTTTTTTCTGTGCTTTTGCTATTTCGTCTGTGTCAATTAAATTAGGTACTCCAAGTAAAGTTTTAAGGAGTACATCTTGTTTTAAAGATTGATTGTCTAATGACCTTACTCTATCTATTAACGATACAATAATACCATATTGACTATCAAGTTTTGTTGAAACTCTTTCTTCCATTGTGTCTAAACTTGTTTGAACCTTTTCATCTAATGTATCTAGTTTAGTTTCCATGCCATCAATAATTCTATTAATTAATTTAGACACGAACCAACCTAGACCCATTGCGGCGGCAATAGGAAACCCGACTTCTGTTATAAAGGTTACTGCTTCAGACATTATTCTTTAGGAGTATTTGATGCTCCAAAATAGAAACTAATTACAGCACTAGCTAAACCACCTAAATAACCAAGCACTAAATTAATAAGAGCTTCAGAGTTTTGTTCTGGTGGTTGTAAGGTAACAAGAAATATGTAACCCATAAATCCTCCGACAACAGTTACACCTATAATCCTTGCTGTCCAATCCTTTGAAAACTTTCCACGAGCATCTTGCTTGTCTTCAGTTTCTAATTTAAATACATCTACGTCCAACTCTTTTAACTGGATTTCAAAAGCTTGTTCAGCTTTTTTAAGCTCTAACATCTGTTCAGGCGTAGCTTCTGCTATAGCTTTCTCAATAGCTTTAGGTGTATTAGGTACTCCCAATACATCAGCTATTACATTTCCTGCCATACCACCCATAGGACCGCCTAAAGCAGTCCCTAACGTAGGAGCTACTGCACCTACTAGATTTTTTAATAAATTTTTCATTCACCTACTCCTATCACCATCATTTGTAATTCTCTACTACGTCCACCTACCTGATTAAACCAACGACTGTCTTCCATTTCAACAGCCATTTGATTCCAGTCTCCAGCTTTACAAGCCTTTAACATATTCTTAAACTTTGCAAGTCTTGTGCCACCTAAATTAAAACACATATTAACTAACACATGTTGTATTGGCTCTGGTAATCTATTAAAAGAAGGTACAGTACCATAGATATGTATTGCTTCTCTATAATGTTTATCAAAATCATCTTCGTAATATAGGTCAACTACTTCTTGTTTAACAGGCGTACCTACTTCCCATGTATACTCAGGGTCTTGCGGCTGACAAAGGTGTCCAACACCTAAAGTTTTATAGCCTAAACTATCCTCATATATTTCAAGCACTTCTCCTTCGTGCCTTTTAATCTGTTCTTTACATTCTTGTATATTCATAATCCTAATCCTTCCATTTGAGACTTAAGCTCTCTATCTTCCAAATCTTGTACTGCTTCTGAGGATGCGTTAAATGGTAATCCTGTTTGCCTATTAATCATTTCGTCTGGTTCGTCTTTTGCATTAGGTACATTTACTATACCACCTCTTGCATACTCAGGTAATTTAAAATCTTCTGGTTTAGAAGGTTTAGCCATTTGCCTAGCAATTTGTCTAACTTTCTTTTTAGTTCCTTTACCTGCAATTAAATCATATGACGAATATCCTGGTAAGTTAGTAGCTACTATTTCTTGCCAACCTTTTCTATATAATATACTATCAATTAAATCTTGAGGTATTGGACCTGCAAAAGTTTTAAGACCTGCTGTAAGTCCCCCTACATTTCTATCAGATTCTGCTCCATATCTTTGTGCATATTCAAATGGACCCATTCCACCCCATCTACGTACAGCATCTTTTCCTAATTGCCATCCTTTTATTTTTTCACCAGTTTTATAATCTCTTAAATTTTGACCGTCACTTCTAATAATATTCATTTGATGAGCTACAGCAGTCATTAAAATTGCAGTACCTGCTATCTTTGGACCTGCATGTTGAGTATTATTAAGTGATTCATTTGAAAATCTTTTAAGTATTGTATTATTAAATACTGTAGGATATCCTGCAAACTGTACTAACATTTGTGCCGCAGGAGTAGAAAACCACAATGGTCTGTTAGCTTCCGCAGTACTGGGGTTAAGAATAATTTCTTTTACAAATCTATTAGCTCCTGATGTATAACTTTCATTAAAGAAATTTTCTTGTTTACCTTCTGCTCTAGCTAGTTCATCATCAAACTTACCACCACGCAAAGAACCATTATACCAATCAACAGCCTCATCAGCATTAATACCTAAGTCACCTAATTGTTCTCTTAAATATTTAGTTTCACTTTTACTTAAACCACCTTTAGAAAGTTTTTCAGCGTTTTGTCTTATTAATCTTTTACCTGTAGTGTAAGATGCAAGTTGTACTGCTTTTGTCCACTGTGTAAGCAAATTAACTTTAAAGAATCCATTTTGAATTGATTTAGCTAATCCAGAATGTAATCCTTCTCCTGCTAAACCTTCAAGTCTTTCTTGTACTGCTTGCTCTAAAGCTAGTCCAGTTCGGTATAGCTCTGCCCACTCATCATCTCGTATACTACTTTTAAATGTTTTACCTAATAAACTTTCATCGGCTACATCTGAAATTGTATCACCTTTAGCTCTTCGTATACCTTTAATAGTTCTAAACATTATATCACTACCTTCTTTACTTAAGGCATTCATAATATCTTTTCCTACATTTACACCATCACCTTTTCCTGCTCTAGATAATAAAAGCAAAGGCTCAGTAAGACTTGATAATGTAGCTAAAGGCAAATGAGCTACTTGCTGTATAACTTTCATACCATCTGCAAAATGTCTAAGACTATCATATTTTTTAAATATAGAACTTCTATCAGTTTCAATACCAGTAATACGCCTCATCATATCGAACACTTCATCAGCTACTTGTTTAGATTCACCGTCACTTACACCACTAGCTGTTAATTCTTCTCTAATAGGTTTAACATAATTATTAAACATTTCTATTTCAGTTCTACCAAAAAACTTAGCTCTTTCTACAGACCTAGCGGCATTACTAAAGTAACTTTCAAGTATTGTTTGTACATCATTTTCTAATACAAAAGAAATTTCATTATCTTTTAAATTTGTAAAACGTCTAGCTTGTAAATGACTGCCACGTTGACCTGTCGTAGATTCTTGTTTTGCCATTTTTATTTCAAAAGGTGTCCATCTTTCTTCTAACATATCATCAACAATTTTTTGAGCTTTTAATTGTCTTGCTTTTACCATGTCACCTTTTGCTAATTCTAAAAAGTCCATACCAAAAACTTCTTCGTCTACTCCTAAAGCATCTTCTTTTATTCCCTTAACTTTTGTTCCATCTTCAATTACAATAGTTAAAAAATCTTTATCATTAATAGGGTCAGCATGTCCAGATTCAATTAATTTTTCTTGAAATAATTTTCTGTTTTCAGCCTTCTTTAATTTAGAATAATTAAACAAACGAGGCATATAGCCTCCTAAATTTTCTGTATTTATTTTAAATAAGTCTTGAGCTTTAATATCCTGAAACGTATCATCTAATAAATTTCTTACACCACCTTTTCCATCATAAACAACTTCACCTGCTTTATTAATACGTCCACCATAAGCAAAGCCCATTTCAGCAGTCACTTCTCCATCTCTTACCATATCTCCAATAAACTTTTTATTTTTGTCGCTAGTAGGTTTGGATACTATATTTTTATCACGTAACAAAGTTATTAATTCTATATTATCTTTATCTGTTAACCTAGCTCTTATACCTGTTTTACCTAAAACCCCTAACGCTTCAGTTAATCCAAAATTATATAATCCTGTTCTTTCTCCTACAGCTAATCCAAAAGATTTAGCTTTAACTAAAAATTCTCCTTTACTAGCCATTGTAGAATCAAAGTCATAACGAACTCTAGCTAATAACTCTTTTAGTTTTGGAGAGTTATCTACATAAGCTAAAAATTTAGTAGTTGGTTTACCTATAGTGCTGGCTATAGCCTTACCTTTTGCTTTAGTAAAAGTAGATAAAGAATTAATTTTTGAATCAATATTAAAGTTTTCTAATACTCTTTGTCTTAAATTTTTATCTTTAGTACTATCAATAATAATATCTTCGTTACTAAATTTAAATTCCATTTGTTGTTGTGGCTCTGGCATTTCAGTAACTGGTACATCATCAATATCTTTATTACCTGAAGATGTTATAGGTTTTTTAGCTCCTTTATAAGTAGCATATTTTAAACCGCCACCAAAAGCCGCACCTGCTACACCACCTAACAATGTACTAGCACCTAACTGAGTTAAATCAAAATCTTCTGATAATCCTAAATCTATATCAATGTCTTGCATAAAGTAATTATGTAAACCACCCCATGCCATGCCTTCAGCACCTGAAAAAATAGCTACTTCTTTAGCGGCTTGCTTTCTAGTAATTGCTTTCCCTGTTTCTTTAACGGCTGTTTCACCTACTTTACTTTTAATTTGACGTTTTATAGCTTGTTGACCTGCAACACCTAAAGAACCTCTAAGACCTAATGATGTTCCACCTGAAGGTATTGCAAATAAAGCAGGTACAATATTTAAAGGGTCAAGTATTATATCGCCTGTTATATTTGTAAATGCCTGAAATCTTTCTTTAAAACTATCAATTTCTGCATTGTCAAATTTATCTTTTAAATAAACATAATCTTCTTTTTGTTCGTCAGTCCATTTTCCTGATTGAAAAGAACGACTAATAGCAGAGCTTAAACTATAATCAGCATCTCTAAGGTATTCAAATATGTCGTCATTTGCTTCTATACCATTTAAAAATCTAGCAGAACGCATATCAAATTCTTTATTATTACGCAACTCCCCTAATGTAAATTTTTTACCTGTAGATTCTGCTGGAGTTATTTCAAAATTTTCTTTTTGTTCAATAGGTTCAACAACTAAAGAATCATAACCTTCTATTTCTCCACGAGAAACATTATCAGGAGAGTATAAAAAATTATCATCGTCTTCTATGCCTTGGTCTTGCCTAAGTTGTTGCATATATAATTCAAATTCTGTTGGCATTAAATCGTTCCTTTAACATAAAAATTATATTTTTGATTTTCGCTTATATCTTGACTAGAATAAACAAGTTTTGCATAAGTGTCTCTTGGATTTTCTCTGTCTTCTTTTCGTGATTTAGATTTATCAAAATCATAAAGGTCATCTATAATTTTAAACTTACCATTATTTAATTGTTCAAATTTAAAAACACCTGTAGTTGTAAACATTTCAAATACAGGGTCAGTAAATGATTCTTTAAGTAAGTCAATAATATTTCTATCAGCACGTGCTCCTTTATAAAATTCTATTACTTTTTTTCCATTTGCCATATTAGGATAATCAGAATATTTTATATAGTTTCTACCATCTTCAACAGCATTTTTCATTGCAGTTTTTAAAACTTCTTTTTGTTCAGTTCCAAAATTAGCAACATCAATGTCTTGACCTTTACCACTTTTAAACATATTACCTAATTTATATTTAGCAAAAGCTAATATATTTTCAGGAACTAATTTTTTTAATATTTCAGGATTAGGTCCAGTAGCTAATAAAAAATCTTCTTTTTCTAATAAACTATTATTACGTTTAATTTTAGGTATTTCAAAAAAAGAAGTTAATTCATTTATTAATTTTTTAGAACCTTTAGATATTGTTTGACTTGTATCTGTAAGAGCATTTCCTAATTTTTCAGTAAATGCAACTGTATCTTTATTTTCAGTAATTAAAATTTCTTCATTTTTTTTTTGATTATATTCTTCAAAAGGTAAAGGTGTTCGAGTTGCACCTGCTTCTTCTAAAGCCTCTTCTTTTGAGGTTGGAGGAGTATTTCTTTTTTGAAAATTTTGTTGGTACTCTTCTAGATTTTGACCAAACACTTTTTGAATTTCTTTTGATAGTCCATTTAATTTTATAGCAATAGAGTTTGCGTTATTTTTAGGGTCTAAAATAATAGAGTTTACTTCATCATCAATAGCTTGTTTCTTTTGTTCAGGCTTCATTCTAGTATAAGTATTACTTAATTTTATTTTACCGTTGTTTTGTACAGAAACTCCTTCTCCTACTACACGTGATAACTTCATAGTATCATAAATACCTACTAAAGTTCCGTATGAATTATATTTTGCACCATCATATTTTGTCCATGTGTCTCTTTCAAAACCTACATCAATAGCCATCATTGCAGAAAATTTAATTCTATCATTTTCGTTTTGTAAAATAAATTCAAACTCATCTAAACTTTTACCATTTTTTTTCTTGCCTTCAGTATTTCTCCAGACATCTTCTCTAAATTGTTTATCTTTAGATAATCTAATAGCTAGTGCAGTTGTATCAAAAATAAAATCAGCTTTTTGTCCTGACCTTTCAGGAGTATTCATTGCTTCAAAAAATTCTTCTATATTAGAAGCACTAATATTAGTCATAGTTCCTCCTAATTCACTTGGATAAACACCATCTTCTATATCTTCTAACATTCCAGCTAATGGTCCTGTTTTAAAATCAGCAGTTCTTTCACGCATAGTTTTATATTGACTAGACCTTTCTGCCATTTCTCTCCATACAGTAGGAGATTTTTTAGCTTCATCTAAAGAAGCACCTAAAGAGTTTGTCATACCTTTAAGGTTTAAAGCTTGTGTTATATCAGTAATTAAAGGACCAGCTAAATCATCTTCAGTCATTGCAGAAAATAAATCAGGTCCACCTTGTTTAATTTGTTTATCATTAAATAATCCTATTACTCTTTTAAATCCACCAACAAGATTATTTTGAGACCTATACTCATTTAAAACTTTTTGATAATTTTTTCTATCATAAGCTGTTAAGGAAGCTGTTGTTAAACCTGCACCTCTTGTAAATAAAGTAAGCCTGTCCATATCCTTACCTTCACTATCGTCTAAAATATTTCTAAGTAATTGCTCTTGTTTTTTATAATAAGAAACACCATCTTTATCAGTTTTTAAATAATTTTCAGCAAATTGTTTTGTAGCTAATCGTACTGCATTTTCATAAGTAGCCGTACCATACAAGTCTGCATAATCTTGAGGAGATAACGCCTTTATTTTTTGGTCAATATATGGTCTAGCTTCTTGTGCAAATCCACTATAATCAGCACTAGATTCAAAAGAATTAAATCTTGATTCTAAATCTCCACCTTTATCTTCCCATTTATTTCCTATTTTACCTGTAAGTTGAGAATGCATAGCAAGTTCTTTAGCCTGACTTTCATTATCCATAATTTGAAATTTATGCATATCATCTAATTCTTTTACACGCTTTTTATATTGGTTTTTCATAATGCCTTGACCCATCAATAAAACACCTAAAGCTTGTTGAATTCTTTCATTTTTTCTAGATTTTTTAGCGGCTCTACGTTCATCGTCTTCTTTTTTCTGTAATAAAGATGAGCCAAGTTCATCAATACTCATGTTGGAATAATCATCTAATACCATTTTTAAACTCCTGTTTTACCTAATAAACTTGGTTGTTCTTGTAAGGCAGGTTTTTGTTTTTGTAAAATACTTTCTCGTAGCTTTGTACTATCTAAAGTTTTTAATTGTTCTTTAATATTTCCACCAACAGATGCAGGGTTTATTTTTTGAACTACAGCATCTTTAAATCCACCACCTTCTGGAATACTATTACGCAATGGCTCTCTAGAATTTTCTAAATCTATATTAGCTACATCTTCATCTTCTTCTAATACTTCTACGTCTACATCATCACGATTTAATACAGGATTAATACCTGCTTTTTCTGCAATAGCTAATAACATATACATAGTAGGCTCTAAAAGACTTAACATCATATCAGGATTCCACTTACCTTTCTGGAAACCTGCTGTAAGTAATAAGTTAGCTATATCTGCAACTGGAGTCTTTTGAGACATTAATGTTGCAACAGTAGTAAGGTTGTCTTCTTTTAAAAGGTCAAAGAATATTTTTTCTGTAGCTACTTTAACAGATGTTATTTCTGGCTGTCCTTCCCAAGGGTATGGGGTATCAGGACTGTTAGTTAATGATTGACCTGCTGTTGGTCCTTCAAATAAATGTTCTTCAGCTTCTTTAGCTATTGCGTTTGGATTAAGCATATCCTCTTCCTCCTAATTGTGCTCTAAGAAATGCTTCATAATCAAATCCATACCCACCTACATCTACTGGATTTATATTACCTTGAATACCTCTGTATGCTAAGTATTGTCCAGCAGGGTCTTGTTGTGGATTAAAGTCTGCAAAGTTTACAAACTGTGGTGTATCTTGACTACTAGAAAAATTTTGCTGTTCTAAAGAAGATTGTTGTATATCTGCTTGCCCTTTAAAGTAATCACTTTTTCTTTCAGCAAGAAAAGCTTCCTGTGCTTTTTGTGCTTCTTCTGCTTGGTTCATAATTTCACCAGCTTTACGAGTAGCTTCAATAGGTTTATAAGCACCATATTCTTTACTAGAAGTAATTCTTTCTTTAAATGAAATATCTTTATTCTTTAGTGTTGTAAAAATACTATCTTTACTTTCTTTAGCTACTTTTTTAGCTACAGCTTTACCGTCAACAATTTCAAATCCGTCACTAACATCTACTACTCCATCAGGAACAATACCAGAACTAACATCTCCACCTTTAACAGCACCTGAAGCAACATCACCATCTAAAGGAGTTTCTCCTGTTACAATTTCAGTTACCCAATTTTTAAGACCTGTACCAATGTCAGAACCTTTACTAAATACGTTACCTATTTTGTTAAGACCTCCTTCAATAGCACCTGATACAGTATTCCAAACACTACCAAATGCACCTTTTACAGCACCTCCTACAGCACTTGCCGCAGTTTTAATACCGTTAAAAATAGTTCCAAAAATACCAGAGGTTGGTCCCGATAGCCAGCCCCCTATGGCACTACCTAATCCTGGAAGTATAAAAGATAAAGCAAGAGAACCTAATGGTCCTAACTTACCAAAAGCTTTAGCAACTTTGCCTAAACCTTTTTTTAGTTTTTTTCCTATCTTTTTAAATACGTTACCGATTTGTTTTGCTTTTTTTCTTAACCATCCCATTAGTCTAACCACCCATTTATTAAAGTTCCTATTGCTGACAAGTTACTACTCCAATTACTTTCTGAAGAAGCACCTGTGTCATTACCTAAAGCCGCAGTGTATATTGAAGTCTTTCTAGTCTGTTCATTATCCCAACGTCTAAAGTTAAAGTCTGCTTCGTCACGTAATTCCTGCCATAAAAAGTTTTGAGCAGAGGCTGTAAGTCCAAATGCATTTTGTGCATTCTGCCTATTAACTTCATTCTGTGCCGCAGTATCTGCCGTGTTTGCCTGTCTACGCCATGCTACGTTTGATTGTGCTATAGCTGTTTCGTTCTTCGTATTAAATTCTTCTCTTGCAAAGTCTTGCTGTGCATTAAATTTACTTACGTCTGTTTTAAGTTGTGCTTCAAGTTTGTTAGCTTCTGCTTCGTTACCAACTCTTCGAGCTTCTGCAACATTTAAAGCTTGTTTATTAAACTGAGTCATTGCATTCATTTGTTGTGCATTAAACTGTTCATTAGCTTGTGATAAGTTAGCCATGTACTGGTCAGTTTGTGTTTGACTCTGTGCATTAAATTGACGAGCTACGTTTTCAGCAGATTGATTTGATAACAATCTTTGTTGTTCGTTTTGTGCTTTCATCATGTTAGCTTGTTGCTCGTTACTAAGATTAGCCATATCCCTAGTTAAAAAGTTTTTAGCATTTTCTACTTGAAGTCTTTCTTGTGTACTAAGGTTTGCTAAATCCATCTGTGCTAGTGCTGTAGCATTTTGCATAATAGATTGTTGTTCAGCATTCATGTTTTCAATAGATACAGTTTGCATAAACTTACTGTTAGCTAAAGTTGTTTGCTGTTCAGTACTAAAGTTAGCCATGTCCATACCAGCAGTAACTTGAGCATTAGTCATTGCGGCTTGTTGTTCATTACTTAACTCAGCAAGACCAAGCTCTTGAGCTAATCTAGCATTGTTCTGTGCCGCAGTCATCTTTTTGTTTAGGTTAGCTAACTCAATCTGATTCTGAGCAGTCATTGTTTCACTATCAGCCCTGTTCTTTTCTGTCAGGTTAGCTAGTGATACTTTTTCACTTGTACTTAGTTTAGCTAAGTCAGCCCTTTGTAGAAGCTCTTGTTCTTGAGAAAGTACTTGAACTGTTGTGTTCAGTTCTTGTAATCTCATTCTGTTGTCTTCAGTAAAGTTAGCCGCATCAGCCGAACTTCTTTCTGTTAACTCTGCTATTTCTATTTGTTGTTCATTATTAAGATTAGCTAAGTCCATCTGTTGAGCCATAGCCGCATTAGTTTTTCTAAAGTCTACTAAGTTTTGTAGGTTAGTTAAACGTGCTTGTTGCTCACTAGACATGTTAGCTCTAGACGTAGTGTTACGTTCAGAGAGTTCAGCTAATTCTACTTTAAGACTTGCATCAAGATTAACTTCTTCCATACGAGAGTTAAGCTCTGCTTGTCTAGTACTTCTTTGTACTACAGCAGTTAGCTCAGATAATCTAAATTGATTATCGGCTGTAAAGTTTGCAGTATCCGTAGCGGCTCTATCTGATAGTTCAGCTAGTTCAATCTGTTGCTCATTGGACATGTTAGCCAAGTCCATCTGCTGTGCAAATTGTGCATCAGTCTTACGGAAGTCTATAAGGGTTTGTAGATTTGTAAGACGTTCTGTTTGCTCTGCGGTCATTGTATCTTTTGCCGCCGCATTCATTTCTGATACACGTTGCATCTCAACTTGTAAAGCAGGAGAAAGGTTAGCCTTTTCCATATCCTGATTCAAGTCTGCTTGACGCATTACTTTATTTACTTGAGCATTATAAGACTGTAGTTTTGCTTGTTGCTCTGCGGACATGTTCTGTCCTTCTGCCGCATTAAGAGCTTGTAAGTTTGCTAAGTCCATCTGGGCATTAGTATTTAGTGTAGCTATTGCCGCTTGTTGTCTTT